CCAATTTCAAATATAGCCCTCTGAAAGACACCGGAGCATTTACTTCTAATGCTAATTTTACTAATCCATTTACTAGCACATTACCATTTGGAATGACTCAATCGTTTTTGGATGCAATCACTCGCAGAGATGAATTAAAAGCTGAAACTGAGGCAATCAGACAACGCATCGAAGATAGAAACGCTGGTAATGTAATTTCTAATCCAAATCAAGGAATTGTTATAAATGTAAATGCTCCATCAGCCATTGATTCTGAAGGCTTTACTAGATCAGTTATAGAAGCTTTGAATGAAAGCCAGAGAAGGACCGGCTCGCTAGACACCTTAACAATATGACCGCTTGGAATCCCGTTTATCGAGTCAAGGTGAATGGCTCCACAGTTACGAGTGCAACCCTTAGCGGACTTACCATTACTTCTGGTAGAAATGACATATATTCGCAACCTCTTGCAGGCTATTGCAGTTTAACTTTGATTGAAACTGCTGAGACAGCAGTTCCCTATGAGATTAATGACGCAGTTACTATTGAGGTTAGAAATTCAACCAACACTTATGTAAATCTATTTGGCGGTTTCATAACTGATTTAGGTGTTACAGTCCAAACTTCTGGCTCAACCGCTACTAGCCAAAGAATTCAGATAACTGCCGTAGGAGCTTTAGCCCGACTTAATCGCGCCGTTTATGTTGGCAACTTTGCGCATCAATTTGATGGAAATCGCATAGAGGAACTTTTAAGCACAGTTCTATTCAATCAATGGAATGAAGTCCCGGCATCTTTGACTTGGGCAACCTATGAGCCAACGACGCAATGGCTAAACGCAGAAAATAGCGGATTGGGTGAAATTGATACTCCGGGAGATTACGAACTGCATTCTGAAAGTGGTTTAGACGATACAGTTTATAATCTTGCTTCTCGCTTTGCTACGAGCGGACTCGGTTATCTTTATGAGGATTCTCAAGGTCGCATAGGTTACGCTGATTCAACTCATCGAGGCGAATATCTAGCAACTAACGGTTATGTTGATTTGGACGGCAATCACTCAATCGGTCCGGGACTTTCAATTATCAAACGAGCTGGCGATGTCCGAAATTCGATAACTATTAGCTATGGAACTTCGGGCGCAGAAGTTACTGATGAGGATGCAGCGTCAATATCTGAGTATGGACTTTTAGCTTCTACCATATCAACCACACTTCGCAATCAAGGCGATGCTCAGGATCAAGCAGCCTTTTATCTACTTATTCGCGCTTATCCTCAATTCGCCTTACGCCAGATAACTTTCCCACTCGCTAACGGGGAAATCGATAATTCTGACAGAGATAACCTTCTTGGCGTATTTATGGGCCAGCCTCTCAATATCATCAACTTGCCAGCCAATATGGTAGGTGGTGAATTTCAAGGGTTCGTCGAGGGATGGACTTGGACGGCTAGCCTTAATCAGCTCAATTTAACTCTAAACGTATCGCCTATTGCTTTCAGCCTTCAGGCGTTTAGATGGAACTCAGTCCCAGCGACTGAGACTTGGAATACAATAAGCCCGACTTTGGACTGGCTCAACGCTACAATAGTTGCATAGGAGACTAAATGCCAACGACAAGTAATTTTGGCTGGACAACCCCAGCTGATACAGATTTAGTAAAGGATGGCGCAGCTGCCATCAGGACTCTAGGTAATGGAATTGATACTTCATTCATTGATCTTAAGGGTGGCACTACTGATCAAGTTTTAGCCAAGAATTCCAATAGCGATTTAGATTTTAAATGGGTCGCTCAAGATGATTCAAATGCTATTCAAAATTCCATTGTAGATGCCAAAGGCGATTTAATTTCGGCTACTGGCAACGACGTTCCAGCTCGTTTAGCGGTAGGTTCTAACGGTCAAGTTTTAATGGCTGATTCAGCAACTTCAACTGGTTTAAAATGGGCTACCCCTGGTGCTGGTGGTTTCACAAAGATCAGCACGACAAGCATCAGCGCAGTCGCATCACAAGACATTGACAGCGTTTTTTCAAGCACTTACAACAATTATTTAGTTGTTGTTAATTATATGCATTCCGTTTCGGGCAGCACAGCTGAAGATCTTTATTTACGTTTTAGATATTCCTCTACAACAAAAACTTCTGGTTACTACGCCGGCGGCTTTTTCGTAAGACCTGATTCAATTACGGGTGATTTTGGATCAGTCGAAAACGGTGGTCAATTTATCTTGGCGACAAATCTTGGAGCTGAGGCGAGTCCAACAACGGGCTTTTTTTATGTCACAACTCAAGGCGGAACCAGCTCGCGTCTTTTTGTAAATGGACAGTATTTTCAAGAATTCGGCACGGGCGGCGGTTCTGCATCATTTTTTGGCGGTTCTACAAAGGAAGCTCAAACTTGGACAGGAATGCGTTTTCTAAGTTCTGGCGGCGGAAATATATATGGTGAAGTCACTGTGTATGGAATGGACAAATAATGAAAATTGGCATATTTGATGCAATTACTGGCGAAAATATTGTTCGCGAAATGACTAAAGAAGAATTAGACGCTAAAAATGCTGAGATTGCTGAATTCGCAGCCGCTAAAAAAGCCAAAGAAGAAGCTGAAGCTGCTTTGAAGCAAACTAAAGTCACGGCATACGAAAAACTTGGCCTGACTGTTCAAGAAATAAGCGCGATTCTTCCTCAATAATCAAATGGCAAAATTATGCAAAGCTGGCCAGCAACTTCGGGAGCAGATTGACGATGACTATCCTGATCGCGATCGCCGTAGCGATGGCTGGATTGCTGATGCTCGCCACTTGGCGAAAGGCACTTCAGATCATATACCGCAGAATGGAATAGTCCGCGCTCTAGATATTGATGCTGATCTCAATGCGCACGAAGAAGAAGCTTACGCCCTTGTCGAGAAAATTCGCAAATGCGCTAAGCGAGGCGATAAGCGCATTAAATACATTATTTATGACGGACAAATTATGAGTCCGATTATGAATTGGAAGCGCAGAAAATACAGAGGTGCTAACCCTCACCGGTCGCACTTTCACGTTAGCTTTACAACTTTGGGAGACAAAGACGGCAACTGGTTCGACCTTGAAGGAGATAGAGAAAATGGCAGAATTGAAACTGATGGCGGGAACGTGGGCGAAAACATTCGTCGCGACGGCTCTTTCGACATACCTCTCAGTAGGACTTCAACCCGACTACATTCTCAATGCAGCACTTGTGAGTGTATTGCCTTCCGTGATTAATTGGCTTAACCCAAACTACGAGCGTTACGGCAAAGTCAAATAGTGGACGCGAATACCATCGCTGGATTCGTAGCCTCAGTTCTCGGATCAATTGCCTTACTTATTGCTGGCCTTCGCTACATAATCAAATTAGAAAATATCCCCATTGTGTCGCGCCTCGACAAGATGGAGTCTCAGTTAGAATTAGCCCTCGCAAAGAAAGTGGGCAGAGGTGGCAACAAAGCGCGTTAAGAAGCCAGCGAAGAAAGTGGCAAAGCGTCGCAAGACGACAAAGGAGCCAATTCTTACCAAACTGGATTTCTGGGCTATTGCTGCCAAAGAAGTGTATGACGCTTGCCGCAAAGCCGGAATGGACGAAGGCACAGCTCTCGCCTTTGCGATGGATAGAAGCTCTTATCCCGATTGGATTGTTGATCCAAGCGACCCAATAAAGAATCCGCTCGATGACTGGGAACAGGACGACTAATTTACCTTCGCGAGGTGGAACTCTTTGAGGCGCTCAAGTCGGTTTATCCGGACTTAACGCCAGTCTCACCGACCGACCGCCACGACGGCATCACCAGCGACTCCTATATCGAGATGAAGTGCCGCCGCACCCATTACCCAACATTATTGATTGAGAAGAAGAAATGGGATTATCTGGCCGAGATAAGGGCTAGAACGGGCGCTAGGACGCTTTATATCAATTCCACTCCACAAGGGGTCTATCAGTTCGATTTAGGGGCTATAAACGAGCCTGAGTGGCAATTAAAGGCCCTTCCAGCCAAGACCGATTACCCCAATGGCGAGAAGGTGCAGAAGCTCTGTGGGTTCTTAGACCTGCGACACTCCGAGCTGCTTCTTGTATAAATCCATTTAATTAAATACATTTATCCCGTAAATCCAATTATGGATTACAGAACGGGAGCGTAAGTGATAAATAATCCAGCAGTTATTCGATTTGATAGCACTTCGGGCGCTTGGTCTGATGGTAAGAATTACGTCAAAGGCCAGATTATTCGCCGATATGCCATTGAGTCGCTAGGTAGGAAATCAGTAAGAGGGCGATTGAGCAGAGAAGAAATCTCGGCTTATTGGCTCGACCGATTTGGGGTGAACGCTGATGTTCAATGAAGGTATCTTCTTTGCGCTTTATTGCATAACCCTATGGATCGCACACCGCGCATATATCAGCATCAAAGCCAAAGCCTTTAATGAGGGATACAAGAGAGGTCGGGCGAGTATAAATGTCAGAGAGATCGTTAAGTGACTGGCTCTCGGACGCTGGTAACACCCTCGAGGACAGGGGGTTGGAATATGGCGACCCGAGGCACAATCTTTTACGCATTTACAAAATCGCGAGACAACTCGGTGTTCAGCTCAGAGACCCATCTGACGTGGCGCTTGTGTTTATCTCAACGAAACTCA